ATGCTCAAATAACATAGCATGGACTTGCAGTGGAGAGCTGACATTCACATCTATTCCACTTAGTTGGAACATCTCGAAGCCGAGACGCTCATCCCACTTTACATATTTTTCTATCAGTTCCTTTCGCTTCTCTTCATCTATTCTGAATCCATTGTTTTCAATCTCTAGATAGAAGTCAGGGAGTTTCATCAGGAAATTCTCATAGAACTTCCGCACTCCCAACTCATCTAGATCAACATCCATCGCCTCATCTATTTCGAGTGTGACGCAAGCATCACGAGCGCATCCGAGAAGCAGATCCTTAATGTCCCCCTCATACATACCTTCATCTTTATAGAAGGGTTCTCTGGTGTAGAGACTTGTAGTGAATGCGAGCCCTTTTGGGAGTTCAGGGTTAATTGCAAATGCCTTGAGCATAGTATCAGAGTGGATCCGTCTAATGGCAAAACCAAGACGTTTGAGTTTATCTCTGTCGTAGTTGAAGTTTTGTCCGACAATGTCTTTCTCCCATAATACATCGGCTAGCATCATCCAACATGACACCATATCCGAATCTGGTATTGTACTAATTCCATCGACGTTCCATAAAGGCACCGTCATTCCATGACCTTTCTGAAATGACAGTCCTATGCATATTGGCAGACAACTACCGCCTGCTTCGATATCTACTGATAACTTCTTCTTGCCCTCGTATTGCTGAAGGAATTGATAGAGTTCACCTGAGTTCTGCGCAACTTGAAGGACTCGATTCGGTAGTTCAATCAGTGGAGTTGTGCGCTCAGCCCAAGCGCGCTTCATATCAAAGACTACTACTTGTCGATTCCAGTATCCCTTAACCTCCCCACCCCTAGTGCCAGGTATAAGATGCGCGGGATTATAGGTAGGGACAAACTTATAGCCCATGCCTCTGAGTATCGATCCTCGATGCTTAGCAATCTTATCTTTACCGGAGAGCGCCCATAAGCTATTCCCACCGAGAGCGAGTATGACGTTAGGTTTGATTTCATTTAACTCTACTCTCAGCTCATCTAACTGACCATCAATATCAATGCCAGCATTCTTAGCCCGCACATGAAAGGGTAACTTCTTACGGTCAGCATTGGGAGGAACAGTATATTTGGAGACATTAGTCAGCCAGCAGTCATTCCTATGAATGCCAGCATCCTTCAGTAGTCTATCCAACTCTCGTCCGGCTGATCCTGTGAATGGTCTGCCGGCTACTGTGTCTTCGTGGGTAGGAGCATCCCCTAAGATAATGAAGTTGGCTCCTGATGGTCCCATTCCTGGGACATATTTCTTTTCACTCATTCTTTTCCTTCAACTCGTGATGGAATGTCTTAGAGCAGACAGTACATAGCCACATCCAATTAGTTCCTACGAGATGTTCAATCAGTGTCTTGTCCGAGTTCTGACAGTATGGGCATTTCAGATGCATTGTCAAGTGTCTTTTCGTTTGGCTTATCAACAACGCGCACATGGATGGCTCTATATCCCTTCCCCGGTATTTGGATAGGAGTAAACTCAACAGTCATTCCCGTCTTCAATTCAAGGAATGGTACAGTGTCTTGTCTCAGTGCAGTCCAATGGAAAAAGATACGAGTGAACTGAATCTCCTTGGATGAGATGAATCCCCATCCTTCTTTACTCACTTTAATTACACGACCTACGGCTTTCACAGTGTTGTCAGCAGTCATTTCTCCTCTATTCTTGTATTAAAAAGCAAGAGCGTGTCCCAAATACCACTCCTAAGTGTAGCAACGGGACACGCCCTCTATCATTGAATCAAACTACTAGTACCAAATTATGCACAGTGTACATGATGCTACCGTACAAGCTATGTGTAGCCAGTGCTCGATTCAATGAATCTCATTACTCGTCTTCCTCTTCCTCGTCCTCTTCAAACTCGTCGTCGTCATCATCCTCGTCGTCGTCATCATCGGAGTCCTCTTCGTCTACTTCGATGACTTTCTCTTTCTCTTTCTCTTCGAGGATCTTCTCGACTAGCTCTTCGGTTGGATCTTCCGGATCGATCTCCACCGTATTGTCGTCTTCAAGATCCACTGATTCCACCGGCGTGTCGTCTGATTCTTCCAGATAGTATTCCACTGTACTCTCCTGTTGGACTAGCTTAGTGTAGTCACGACTCACATTAAAGAAGGTGGGGTTCCGTTATTTTACGTGTTTACCGCAACCCCAAAGCATTCACACAACCTAGCCGTAAAGCGGTAGGAATCTTTGACTAACTACTACTGTCCGCGAACTGCGCGGTACTTGTGGTTGACGCGGTTAACCATGCGTCCCTGCCACTCGCCGTTCTCCACGAAGATTTCGACCTGACGCCCAACAGCGTTGCTCAGATCGAATCTCGCGCCACTCTTGACATCGACACCGAACGCTGACAGGAATCCCACTGCGAATCCGATCGCCTTGGAATTGAAGTTCCAATCGAGTGGAACCTTCGCGAACTCTTCGGAGCCACTATCAGCATTCTTGATAATGGTACCCTCCACCGGATAGTTGGTGGAACCACCATCTTTCGATGGGCCTTCCGAGATGTTGTCAATGTTGACAACGTACCACGCAGGCTCCACAACTTTACCGCGGAGAAGATCTCGATCTGTGAAAGTAACGATAGGCACTACACACACTCCTGACTGTTAGAACTTGGATGTTGGAACGTAGGTTGTCTTCATGTTGGCGATGGCTGGTTTGATGTACGTATCGTAGAGAGGCTTGTCACCGAATACAATCTCTCTGTCCAGTCCGAGCGCAGTACGCGCAAAGTCATCACCAGTGTGCTCTGTCAGTAGCGAATATTCACCTCCTTGTCCTTCTACGAATCCCTTCTTAATGTTGAAGTGATATACCTCACCACAATAAGCTGGGATTTTCGGTGCAACTTTCTTACCCGCAGTCACAATAGTTCTGCTGACATGCGTGGTATTATTCGTCGTGTTGCGGTATTCAGCCTGCACAACATGCGCAATCAGAATGATATTCACCCTGTGGAAGGAACAGATATCTTTCGTGAGTGCGATGAGTTCCTGAAGTGCGGCTGATTCCGCATTATAGTCTTCGATCTCATTGACTGCGATACCTGCGATCAGCTTACCTGCTGTAGCTCCAGACGCGCGCGTCATGCCGTACTTCGCTTTGACAGTCTGGCGCAGAGTCATATCCGCCATGCTAGTGATCGAGTCAAAGATCAATGTCCTGTACTCGCAGTTGACCTGAAACTTTTCAAGCTGCTTGCGCGGCTCATTCCAGTCCGAGTAATCCTGATACTTGATGGTTTTAGGATCTATTCCCCATTTCTTCATGGGCAGATAGATCCCATTCATCTTGCGATCCCACGAGAACCAGAACTGTGGTCCGGGGAATGAGAGAGCCTGAGTACTCTTACGAGTACCGGGTTCTCCCTTCATCATCACGTAGAGACTATCGAATCCGACGTCTTCCATACTCGGCATTGTCACTCTCCTTAGTAGGTGACTTCGTTCTGTGGATCAGTCCTCTCTTCTGAGCCTCCTCAATGAGAGTCTCATACTGAACAGGGAACTGAGAGTAGTATTCCAGCATACCTTCTACTGGACCATTATTCACAGTCTCCTGATAGACTTCAAAACACGCCTCGAATCTTCGGCGCTCAATGAAGTGGATAGTTGCCAACAGATGAGAAGACGGCATCTTATCGATCTTCATCTGATGCCCTTCTCGTGTAATCCAGATGTCTCTGGCAATAATTGGACTCATTAGTGTGTAGTCTCCTCACCCGGATCATCAGTAATCATGTAACCGATGACAGTTGGATCATCACACGATTCTGTCACCTCTTCTATCTGTACTGTACCATCAATGGATCCGATGGCTGTAAAGATATCCTTATCCTGATCAAGTGCCGCCAGGATTCTGATTAGTTCTCTGACCTTCACATCCCACCTCGCGGTCCATTCTCTAGTGGCTTACGCCGTTGTTTAGTCTTCTTGAGTCTCTTGACTTCCGCGATGAGAGTGCGCGTATTCTCGATACGCTCTTCTAGTTCCTTGAGATACTGATCCAGTCGTTCTACTGTCCAGGTTGAGATGATGTAGAGGACTTCCTCATTATTCTTCATTCTTTTTCTCTACAGTCTTATCCATTGCTTCACGCAACTTCTGAAAGAGTGCGCGTGCCTGAGACTCGGTTTTGTATTGAAAATTATTATGACTGCCCTTGTAGGTTACAGCCACATAATAACCACCACCACCAGAGTATGAGGTAGATTCACCCCATGACACATTTCTAATACCCTGTATGTTAATGATGACCTTTTCATCTGATACGCAAGTATTCACTCATCCTCCTTGTTAGTAGGATCCCAGATGGGAGCCTTGATGAAGTTCAGTCGTAGTTCCTCTTCGCGCATACCACGATCAGACTCACATACGCCCTTATATGGGCAGGGTCCGAACATCGTATCGCAGTGCGTGTAGTCGGGAGGCCAGTAGTTCGATTCGCTGTACTGGATATACTTGTATGCGTAGTATGGAATGATCTCATTCCGCCACTCATCCAATCTATCCGCACTAAAACTCAACACCTCTCTCGTGAGGCGCTCTTCGATCTTCAGTGTCGTCTGAAGACCTATCTTATTGACGATCACATTCCGTGATTTCAGAAGCGCGCAATGACCCATGAACTGATTTGATAGAGTCGATTTATCGCGCCGCTGTTTGAATGTCTTGTGATCTATCGATACGATTCCAATCTGATTGGTGTCAACCACCAGATCGAACTTTGCCTTCCACATGACACGAATTTCATCATCCTCATATATCACCGTGCCCTTGACGTTCTCTACTGATAATGGAATGAATGCGTCATTCTTGTAGAAGTTGAAATACTGCTCGCACGTATCGAGTGCGAATCTCCATCCCGTTGTGAATCCCGCACTATTCTCTGGGGTATTCATCATGCCGGGATATTCATCTGCCTCATGACCACATTCAGGATCATGATCACCTATGAACCCTGCACATTTAGGACAGCCCATGACATACAACTGTCCTGCCGTGAGTGCGTTTCCGATACAAGTGCTGGTAGGAAACCCGTTGATCTTGTGCTTGTAGTAGACCTCCAGTACTTTATGCACCAGAGATCCCACTTCAAGAGAATTCGACTTTCCCTTCATCGATACCATGCGATGATTGAATCTGATATCGAAGAATCTGCCACATGACATGAGTGAAGACATGGATGTGGCGTCCATGATGACGTTCTTCTTCGGTGCGGGAATGATATCCACTATCTCACTCCCCCACTCTTCTTCATTTCCACTACCATGTCGTCGTAGCGAGCGAAGTAATGCTTGAATGCGTCTTCAAGTATTATCTTATTGTTCCTATCAGCCGTCATGTAGAGATCAGCTAATGCCTTGATGAAACTGCCGCCGTGTCGCCGCATGACATCAAGAATTTCATATATCTCAGATTTGAGTTTCATTTCTCATCCCTGCCCTCATACTTGCCGACCATGTAGAAACAGAAGGCGACCAGTACTAACAGTAGTCCGTTCATTATGCTGACTTCCTGAACTGTACGAATAGATACTTCGGTGCCACGGGGAAGTACTTCAAGAGTGCAGGACAGAGCCACCCTTTAGTACCGAGAGATTTGCAAGAGTACCAGTCACCAGTTCCCTGATGCGCGCCGCGAGTAAACTTGTGCGCATCTGGAAATTCACCATCACTGAATAACAATGTGATGGTATCCGCACCATGCGCTTGAGTCTCAAGGATAGTATCCGAGCCAGCGACGAATGCCTCTCGTTCCAATCCCTTAGTGGAATCATCGAACATCCACTGATTACCTCGCTTGTATGCGAAGATTACATTAATTGCGTTCATTAGTTTCTCCTAAATGATACCAAGCGAGGGCGCACAGTACTGTTCTTGTATGTGTCCTCGATTGATATTCCGAATGCGAATGCGAGTGCGTTAGCTATGACGAATGACTTACTCACATCATAGTGCGCGGCTTCACTCTCAACTCGCTGTGCTATCTTACGAGCTAGTCCGCTGCTCACTCTCGTTCGGTTCTTGATTGGTTTTTGTATTCGCACGTTTAGTTCTTCCCTTCTTCTTATATCGACCGATCATTCTGATACGCTGGTACTCACGATGCACAGTACAGTATCCGCTGATCTTCAGCTTTCCCGCTTTCGTATGCCAGATGGTGTCGAAGGATCCGCAGATCCTACAACGTCCATCCGATACCATCTTCTGTGCCCATTTGTATTGTCTGCTAGCCATAATGAACTCTATCATCTCCTCACTCTCAGTATGAGGAGACAATACAATCAACTATGCCTCGTCCTCTTCGTCCTCGATATCGTCTGGCTCGTGTCCTCCATCGTCGTAGTAATCATAGTTCTCATCTCGGAACATACGACGTTGGCAATCAGCGCAGATGGAAGAACGCGCATTCCGGGGTAGCTCTTTTCCACAACCACCCACACATCTCCAGTGCTCGACTCCCTCATCATCAATACGCGGACAGTCACCATTCTCATGGCCGCAACACGGATAGTCTTCGCAGTAGGGCATTAGATGATCCTCCGCCCCTGCTGATCTATCGAGATGAAATGAAGTGCATCTCTGTGCGTTCTGTATTCGAGAGTGCGCATCCCTTGAATCATGATAGGCCATACGCCCCGCACATCTACGACGAACTTGAATCGATCTGCTATCTCCAGCAGCAATGGTATATTGAAATTCATTTCCGCTCCTTAATCGAATCACGGTAATCATCTACCGCGATCTTCGCTTCTAGTAATGAGGATCCGTGCCGTTCGCGATAAGATTTGATCGCGAAGATCCAGCGCCCCTGCTTTACAAGATCTTTCTCCTCATCAGTGAGAGGCCGAGCGCGTACGGCTACTAATGCCCTACGACGCTCAGCGATCTCGATGGTGATCTGATTCATCTCAGATTCAGTGAGTGAATCCACGAACACCCTGATATCCATTACTTCGTCAACTCGTCAAGACGGTGGAGTTCCATCAGCATCTCGACTTTCTGTTCGAGAGTCTGCACGCGCTTGATGACCTCTTGAATCAGCTCAAGTAATGCGCGATCTGATGTGAGCATCCCTTCCGAGATGACTTTGAGTGCTTCCGCTACAGGATCCATTAGTTTTCCTCCTCATTCACACAACCACAGGGATTAGAGATATCTGCTCCGCATGTGGGACAGTAGTTCGCGTCATCAGCATTGATACGCGCCCACATCGCTTCCCACTCTTCTTTCGTCAGACCAGTGATGAGAAACTCGCGCTCATCATCTGATAGAAAGTCGAATGCGACTTGGATGTATTCGCCACGCACATTCCAGTAGTACCACGCCTGATCGATGCGCGTGATCTCTGCGTTCACGATGATCTCTTTGTCGCCAGTCTTGATGCGCGTCTTGTTATCTGGCAATTCCATCAGATGGTACTTCAGACCCATCTTGTTGACACGATTCAATGCCATCATTAGTTCTGCCCCTGTACCTTGAGCATGTTGATAGCGCGATCCAGCAATTCGACTCTGGATCTCAGTGATGCGATCTTACGGGTAGTGTCGCCGTTAAAATCGCACATCGGATTCCGATCCGCGAAGCTACGAAGCAACTCTGATTCACGATCGTACAGTTCGGACTTCAGCTCTTCTAGCTTCACGATCATCTGCTCGATAGTTTCTGTCATTTAGTCTCCTCTAATAGTGCCGGGAACGAGAATCGAACTCGTATGCTTATCGCGGCAGATTTTAAGTCTGCTGTGTCTGCCAATTCCACCATCCCGGCGTCAGTTGATAGTACGATAGGAGCCACGAACCTTTTCAGTTCGTGACCCCGACTTACCATCTACTACTTGCCTTTCTTACGCTTGTGACCGCTCACGATCGCATCAGCAAGTTCTTTCATGATCGAATCTTCCGACCACTTCTGCTGCTCGCCGTTATTCATTGCAGCATGGAACTGATTGCGTTTCCGCTCCACGATGCCATCCAATGATGCGTCGATTGCCGTGAGTCCTTCCATGTGCGCGTATACTGCACTCACGCTAGTAGCTTCAGAACCGATTCTAACGAATCTGCTCTCCGCCTGTTCCTCCTTGCCGGGATTCCACTGCCTCTCGTGTAGGATGCAATCACAGCACGTTTGCAGATTCAATCCCTCGCCCGCTGCCAGAGTCGATGCGACCATGATAGCGCGCTTGTTCTCATTGAATGTCGTCTGAATATCGTGGATCTGATCAGACTTCATTCCGCTCACGTATTGCAGGACTGGCATCTCAGAGCCGTATTTCTCTTTCAGCTCTTTGAATAGCATCTCCTGCACGTCCTTGTGATGAGCGAAGACTACGATCTTACGATCTGTATCTTCGACGAATTCATCCATGTATTCGAGCGTAGCTGGCATCTTCGCGACGGCTACAAGATGTCTCATCTTTGCCATCATTGCGATGATTGCCATGCCGGTGATCTCAGCGGTTTCATTCTCATACCACTTGACGAAATTATCTACCGCCTCATCATAGATTCTCTCAGCGTCAGGATCCATCTTCACGAAGAGCTTCGTTCTGTTTACCAGAGGAAGTTCTTTCATGACCTCAGTGCGCTCACGGCGAATGCAAAGATCCTTGACGTGCGCCTTGAATCTTGCAGGATTGCGGATGCCGCCTTCCTTCTGATATGCGCCCTGCCAGTAGGTGTCAACCCAATCGCGACGGAATTTCTCTTCAGATCCGAACTTGATGGGATCCATCATATTCAGAACCGGGAACAACTCTGATCCGCGATTATTCCACGGAGTGCCTGAGAGTGGAATAACTTTCCGATCTTTCACTACGCGCCGAACCATCTGAGTGCGCGTAGAATCTACGTTCTTGATCTGCTGACATTCGTCTAGCACTACGCACTTGATTCCGACCTTATCGAACTCGCTGATATCGAATCCCTGTTCGATTTTCTTGCCGGTTTTCTTGTTAGTGCGCGTCTTTGGCACTAGCATGTCATAACCGATGATGTAGTTCTTCATGCCGGGAACTAGTCCATCTTTCGATGTGTGGACTATCTGCGGCATATGCTCGTATCCCATCCACTTCAGGATTGACATAGCGAACTGATGCTTCAATCCGCTCTTGACAATCCAGAGTGTGGGCCAGAGTTCAGGATGGAATTTCAAGACGCCTTCAGCTTGGATCGTCTTGCCCAATCCCATCTCATCGAATACCGCGCCGCCCTTGCCCACTGCTAGTGCAGCTTCAAGGAATCTCATTCCCTCTAGCTGGAAGTCATAGGGCCGCTTGCGCGAGCATTTGACACAAGTGTTCTTGTCCCACTTATGCTTGCAGTTGGGATCGCCGAACGCCTGAAACTGATGGAATGGAGTCCCTTTCGGGATATCCTTGATGATGAAATGACCGCATTCCAGCGTGATGATCTTCGTGTTAGGATGATCTTCATCACGCTCTACCAGACTCTCAGACTTCGTGACAGCGACTTTGCCACATACGGGGCATTTGTCCTGAAGTCTGGTGATCTGATATTTCGGAGTGCGTATCACCTGCTCATCGTACGTCACTTCGATCGTCGCTCCAGATCTGATGGCGTCGATGATATGCGGTGACAATGAAAGGTTGGAACAGGGAAGCGTATTATCGCATCCAATCTCACGCGCTTTCGCGGCCCAGATATCATCATGGGAGTGACCCGGCGTGAGTGCGTGAGCCACTTCATGCTTGATGGTATTGATGATATCCGCGTCAGGATGGATATCAATGTGATGCGCGTTCAGGATGATAACTTCATCCTTATAGGAGCATAA